CACTCCCGCCGCCCCTATCCGAAAAAATCCCTTGAAAGTTGAACTATCTGGGGTCATCCGGTCAAATCTTGTGGAATCCTGTTTGGGGAACCAAAAAGCGGGGTATAACGTCCAAGTAAGTGAAACACCCCCTAGCGGAAGGCAAAACCAATGCAATACACGCATCACTATCCGTCGCTCTTGCCGGAATACACGTTTCACGAAAAGAGCGCTGTCAAGGCGCTAAGGCACGCCGTCGAAGCCATTGAGAAGGGACACCTTCTCACCGCCGAGTCCCTAGCCGGTGACGCGATACACCACTTGCGTATCCAAAAAGAAGAACAGGAGAAGGCGCAATGAGCAAGACTGAGCGCGTGACCAACACAGACGGCCTGCTGACCATCAATCGCATGGCACAAGCCCTAAATCGCAACGTGGACCAGAAATGGCTCCAGGCAGTGCTAGACCCCGACGGCAAGCACCTACTGGTCCTGATGCTGCCATTCCACAATGAGCAAGACCACCACAGGTGCAGAGTCCTAGCCAAAGTGGCCTGGACCAGCGAACCAGTGGACTTCATGCTGGATGTGCCCGTGAATCTGTGGCTTCAAATGGAGACCGCCGAAGAGCACCTGGCCACCTAGACCCCCGCTAGGGAGACAGACCCCCCGTTTTGTGAGGCATTGCGGGGGGTTTTGTCTTGCCCAGCACAAAAACGCTTGCATAGTCATAAAGAACTAGATAAATTTGCCCCGTGCCACTGTGGCCCGCATCAGCGGAGGCCCGTACTAAGCATGTCCAGACGCGGGGTTTCCTTGACGGTGTGCAACCGTTTACTGCGGTGCCGCCGCCGATGATTCCGGCGTTTGATGACTGGAACACGCTGAGCCTGGACGCCGCGCTAAGGATTCCCGCGTACAAGCGGGGCGTGACCCTGATTTCAGGCATTATCGCGCAATTGCCGCTAGTGGTCTACAGCCAGGGCGTCAGGGTGCAGCCGGATGACGTGAAACTGGACGTGGCCCAGCCGGAACAGTGGGTGCCTTACGAGGTCACGATGCAGCGCACCGTCATTGACCTGATTGCGTATGGCCGCGCCTACTGGCTCATCACGGAGGTAAGCAAAGACCAACAAGGCAATAAATGGCCGGTAAAAGTGGAGTACGTCAAGGCCGCCGACGTAAGTGATGACGGCATAAACGCCCCTATGGTCCGTATCCCTGACTTAGGTGAAGTTATGAAATCAAGCCGAAGCGTCGGGGGCATTGGAACGCAACTGGGCGACGTTATTGAAATGTATTGCCCTGCCGGTGGGACTCTTGCCAACGGCACCCAAATCTTGAACACCGCGCTAGCCCTTGAGAGCGCTGCGGGGAATTACGCCGCCGCACCGATGCCGGCGCTGGCCCTCAAGAACGAGGGCGCTGACTTGCCGGTGGACCAAGTGGAAGGCCTGCTGGAAGCGTGGGAACAGGCCCGCCGTGAACGCGCCACCGCGTACCTGAGCGCCAGCGTCACCGTGGAGCAATACGGATTCAGTGCCCGCGAACTCCAAATGGTCGAGGGCCGCAACGAATCCGCTATCCAAGTCGCGCGATTGCTGAACTTGGACCCGCACTATGTCGGCGCCAGCCTGCCGGGGACATCCATGACGTACAGCAACAGAGTGGACCAGAGGCGTGACCTCTTGGACTTTACGTGTGCGCCGTATATAAACGCGATTGAGCAGCGCCTCACGATGCGAGACGTGACCCCGACCAAATACTCCAAGGTCGTGCAACTGAACACGGAAGCGTTCCTGCGCCTGAACATGCAGGACCGCGCCAACCTCGTCGCCCAGTTGCAGCCCCTAGGCATCCTCAGCGACAAAGAAGTTTATGACCTGCTGATGTTTAACCCGCACTCAACTGACGGAGGAATCACGCAAGGATGAGCGACTACATTGAACACCGAGAGTTCACGCCAGAACTCAGAGAAGCCACCGACCCAAACACCGTCGCTGAGGTGCATGGCCGCGCAGTGCCCTACGGGGTTAACACTGAGGTGAGCGGCTTCCGTGAGATTTTCGCGCCGGCAGCGTTTGACACCGACGCGGTCATTGGCACGCCGCTTGCGTACCGCCACGATGACGCCATTGGGCACATCACCCACGCTGAAAACACCGATGATGGCCTCTACGTCACTGCCAGCATTGCCGACACCGCGAAAGGCCGAGACGTCGCCGCGCTGCTACGCGCAGGCAGCATCAAAGGCATGAGCGTCGGATTCCTGCCCATTCAATCCCGGTGGAACGAAACCCGAGACACCGTAACCAGACTCGCAGCCGGCCTACGAGAACTAAGCATCACGCCGTGGCCGCAGTACGAGACAGCAGCAGTAACCCACATCAGAGAAGAGGAGCCACCCGTGGCCGAAATCGAAACCCAGGAGCCGCAGGTCGTGGCACCTGACAACATGGCGACCCTTGAGGACATTGCAGAGGTTCGCGAACAAATCACCGCCATTCAGACGCAGCCCCGCGAAATGGCGCAACCATCAGGCGCCGAAGTAGCCGAGGCGTTCTACCACTACCAGAAGCGTGAAGGCTTTACAGACTCACACCGTGACGTGCTGAACCGCGCCTGGTCCGACGTCACCCTGACCGGGAACACCGCAAGTGACGCCGCACCATTCCCCACCTACGTCGTGGCAGAGATTGACCGGAAGCGCCCCACGTTCAGCGCCATCGGCGCTACCCCGCTGGCCGCCACCGGCATGAAAACGTACTGGGTTGGCCCCGGCACCACACCAATCGTCGGCATTCAGGCAACAGAGAAATCAGAGATTGCCAGCAACGCCGCAAAGGGTGCACTCATTGAGGCATCTGTTATTACCGTCGCCGGCGGGGCCGACGTCTCCACTCAGATGATTAGCCGCGCCGACGGTTGGACCTACCAGGACTGGCTGTACGAGTTGGGTGTGTCTTACGCGCAATTCACCGATGAAGAACTACTTAAGACACTAGCGACCACCACCGCTGACCCGGTGGAGTTAAACAGCACCGTAAGTGGCGCGGTTGGCGCCATGCTGGGCCGCGCAGCCGCCCAAATGGTCAAGGGCACCGCCGACACCCCCGACCTGATGGTCCTGGGGCCGTCAACGTACTTCAGTGTGGTTGCGGCAGGCGGTAACGGCTTCCCATTCGCCGGCGGCAACGCTGGAGCCGGCAACGTGGTCAGCCAGTCCATGAGCGCATTCGGCCTCAACGTCGTGTGCGACAGCAACATTGACGAGAGCGGCGGAACGCTGGGCTACGCCATAGACCGCCGCATGGTCGGACTGCGCGAAGCCGGCACCTACCAGATGAGCGCCGACGCGCCCAGCAAATTGGGCAGGGACGTCGCTATCTGGGGGTACATGGCGTCTGCGTTGCTGAACGATGCTGGTGTCGTGCCGATTCAGCCCGGTACCGGGTTCAACCCCGGAGACGACCCCGTCGAACAAGTGGCGAAAGCCAAGAAGTAACCCACCTGCTGCCCGGCCCCGCCACCGTGGGCCTCCACTGGCGGGGCCGGGCCTCCACTAATGAAGGCGAGAAATGAGCGACGACCTGGGCGGCAGCACCTGGATAGCGGACAGCATTAACCCGCCGTATGCGTCGCACTTCTACGCCAACCCAACAGACTTGACCCAAAACGAAATCCTCTTAGTCATTAGCGAAACCAGCAAACTCGCCGAAAGTCCCGCGTGGGAAACCGCCAAAGCCGGCGACATCGTTACCGCGTACATGACAGACGCAAACTGCGGCAAATACGTCATAACCGAGATAAGCCGGTCAGCCACAACGTGGAACATCCACGGCCACTTGCTGGAAGGCCACGGGGAAGTCTACGGCGGTATGCGGTGTGACATCCACATAGAAACGAGCGACATGGTGCCAGACAACCCGCCAACGCCACTAGACCCCGATGATTTCGCCGCCGCTGACCATGAACACAACGAGTACGCCACCGACGACCATGAGCACGCGCTAGTTGAGCACGCGCACACCGAATACGCTGAAAACGCTCACGGCCACAGCGAATACGCCGACGACTCCCACTCGCATAGTGAGTACGCATCGGCTGACCACACGCACAGCAACGGAAGCGCCCAACCCACCAGCACCGGCGTCCTCGTCACCGGTGACCAGTTAGCGCAAGCCCTGGGCTACCCGCAAACCAACGACGAACTCGACGCCGCCGCCGCCGCCGCGTGCCTCACGCTAGAACCACTACTGCCCACACCAACACCAGTGAACGAAGCGACGCAGCAGGCCGGCCTAGTCATTGCCGTAGACATCTGGCAGGCACGCACCGCCGCCGCCGGGCAACCGATTGGCCTGGACTTTCAGCCCGGGCCGTACCAGATGGGCCGCAGCCTCACCACCCGCGTCAGCGGCCTAATCGCGCCGTATCGAGCAGTGGGGACTCTTGCAGGATGACCGCCCTATCTACGACGTGTCGCGAAGAACTAGCCGCCGCCCTCAACGAAAGCATTGAAGGTGTCCAGACTTTCGCGATAACGCCACCGGTGCCGCCCATACCTGGCATGGTCATCCGGCCAGATGACCCTTACTTGGTTATTGACCGCGTGGGGTCGCGTCTGTCTTACATGGTCGCCCTAGTCCTCACCATCGTGACGCCAGCCACCGACATCAGCGCCAGCGTCAAAAACGCCGAAGAAATGGTTGACCTGGCGCTGGAGCACATTCCCACCGGGTACAGCGTAGAACGCATCAGCACGCCAACCCTGACAGATTTAGGCGCCCAAGGAAGCGCCTACACAACAGACGTGAACATAAACGCCCACGTCACGAAACCCCGAGAGGAAAACAATGGCTAGCGTCATCACCGGGTCAGACTGCACCCTGACAATTAATAGCAAAGACTACTCATGCACCATCAACGCCTATACGCTCACGTTTGACACCAGCGCCGCCGAGTATCAGACACTTTGCGGCCCCGTAGCCGGTAAGGGCACCGAGACAGGAACCCTAGACGTAACTGCCGCGTTTGATGCCGGCGAATCCGACAGCCTTTTTGACGCATTGTGGGGCGCCGCTGATTCCGGCACAGACATTAACTACGTCGCAGACCTGGGCGGCGTCACGTTCACCGGCGCAGCAGTACCAGCACGCCCCGACGTGAACGCCACCGCCGGCGAAGTTAGCGAGTTCACGTCCAGCATGGCCCTTAACGGAATCCCCACCAAGGGAACAGCAGAATAAATGAACTAGTGGAGGCCCAATGAAACTGAAAATCAAAATCACGACAGACACCGACACAAACGAATACGAAATCCGGGTCGGTGACTGGCTAGCATGGGAAGAGGCTACCGGCGTGAGCCAAACCGAATTTGCTACACGCGGGAAACTTTCCGACATGGCTTTCCTGGCGTGGAACGCCGCCAAGAGAACCAACCCGGCGACGCCAGACGACCTACAGCAGTTCGCGGACACCATCGTTGATTGGGATTTCGATGTGGAGGCCGACCTGGACCCTACGAAGCCGGCAGCCTAGGCCTTGGCGTCATGCAGATAGCCATAGCCACCAGGCAGCCACTCAGCGAAGTTAAAGGCTGGACCATGAAGGAACTAGCGACAGCAGCGGAGGTGCTTACGCAATGGCGGTAGATGTCCGTATTGAGGGCATGAACGCTGTCCTACGCGCCCTCAACAGTTTCGGCAAAGAAGCAAACGCCGAACTGCGTGACGAGGCGCAGCGTGTCGCCGACAAAATCATGGTGCCGCACTATAAACGCGCCGCCATGAAAATACCGACGTATGGCGAGTTCATCAGTAACGACATCAGGAGCCGCCGTGACCGCGTTCCCGCCGTCAAGATAGGTATGCGAACGCCGAAACTGTCCGGCGGCGCTAGCCCGCAGATTCTCCGGTATCCGACGTACAGCGGCGACCCTGGCAACAGCCCCGCACCATTCAGCCCAACGAAATGGATGCTTCACGCCAAGGGCTACAAGCCCGAAGCCATGGAAGCCTACGGCGACGCCATTGACCGCGTCGTCAAAAAGTGGAATCGGGGTATCTGATGGCACCCCAAGGCAGAACCCTAACTGTCTACCTGACGGCAGACACGAAGAAAGCCCAGAAGCAACTCAGCACATTCCAGAAAACAATGAAAACGCTGGGGAAAGTTGGCGCGGTTGCCGCCGCCGCCGGCGTCGCAGTGCTGGGAAAGAAACTCATAGACCTAGGCAGCGAAGCCGTCGCCCTCGCCAGCGACCTAGATGAAGTAAACAGCAAAATAAATGTCCTGTTCGGTGAGGCTCAAGCCCGCAAAATAGACGACTGGGCCAGCAACAGCGCCGAAGCAATGGGCCTGACATCCCTGGCCGCTAAAGACGCCGCCGCCCAATACGCGGTGTTCGGCAAATCTGCCGGCCTCACCGGCCAGGAACTGACTGACTTCAGCACCGACCTAGTTGGCCTCGCCAGTGATTTGGCGTCATTCAATAACACCAGCCTGGAACAAGCCCTGGGCGCTATCCAGTCCGGCCTTGCCGGAAGTTCAGAACCGTTGCTGGCGTTCGGCAAGAACGTCAAAGAGTCACAAAAACAGGCGTATGCCTTAGCCAACGGCATCACTGAGGCCGGCAAAAAGATGACCGAGCAGGAGAAAATCCTGGCCACATACGGCCTGCTCCTGGAAACCAGCAAAGACGAGATGGGCGACTTTGCCCGCACCAGCGAAGGCCTCGCCAACAAGTCCAAAATCCTTGAAGCCAAACTGGGCGACCTCAAAGCCGAAATAGGCCAATCACTGCTGCCTGTCGTGCTGGAGTTCAAAGACATCCTTCTAAACGTCCTACTGCCAGCGTTTCAAGACTTGTGGGAAAAAATCGAAGGCCCAGTCATGGAGGCACTGCAAAAGTTCAGCGAATGGATGCGCACCGACGGCAGGGGCGCCCTCAACACGTTTGTGGACCTAATGCGGTACCAGTTCATTCCCCTCATGGCCGTCGCCTACGACTACGTCAGCCGCATCATTGAGCCATTCCAGCGCATGGCCAGTTCACTCAATGACATTGCTGTGGCGTTTGGCGCCGGCAACCCCAACGGAGTGAACCCCGAACTATCAAAATTCACCCGCAACATGGTCATCAACGAACCCGTCCTGGAAGCATTCATTTTCCTGCTGAACAAAATCGCCGACGCGCTAGCCTTCATTGCGAAGCAAGCCGATACCGCCGCCAAAAACCTGAAAAACGTCCTAGAAATAGCCCGCAACGTCGGCAACCTAAACCCACTAGCCGGCATGAACTTTGGGTTTAGCGGCGGCCTGCCGCGCTCACCGTCACCGGTAAACATCACCGTGCAGGCTGGCGTGGGTGACCCCGTTGAGATAGCCCGCGTTATCAAACGCACCCTAGGCGACGCTAACCAACGGCTAGGGGTGTCCTGGTGAGTTTCGGCTGGCAGGTCATCCTTGATGACCAAGACATCACACCCCTGGTCCTAGACGGCGAATCCAAAATTCGTTTCGGTAGGCGCAGCGTCACCGACCCCGCCGCGCCCATCTACGGCACTTTAAAGATTCTCAGCAGCGACGTGAACGCAAGCCTTGACGAGAATTACCCAGAGTTCGGTATTGGGCCGCAGGGCGAGTGGGAAGACGTTTACGTTGATGAGTACTCAGGCGCCGGCAGCCGCATAACGCTAGGCAGCAGCGCAATCGTGAACGTCGCCAACGAGACAGGCTGGATAGACGAATACGTTGACGAATACGCCACCGGAGCCGGCCACCGCCGCCTCACCGGGTACGTCTCCGCAATCGAATACGACGCCCCATACACCCTGACCCTGACAATCGCCAGCAAATGGGAAGAACTGACCCGCTATCAGGTGCCCGGCCCGTACCCACGCGAACTAGCCAGCGAAAGGATGCTAACGCTAGGCGCCGACACCGTAGAGTACGGCGACGACTACATCGTTATTGAAACCGAAGCCCGACAGACAGCGTGGCAGGCCATGACCACCGTGGCGCAATCCACCGGCGGCCTGCTGTATTGCGACACCGAAAACGTCATTCACTACCGCGAAGCCAACTCATACACGCCCCAAGAGATGACCTGCCCCGATTGCGCGGTCCTGATTGGTTCGTTCACGATGACAACGAACCTGGGCAGCGTGCAAAACACCGCCGTCGTGACGTATGGCGACCCCCGCGCCACCGTTGAGGCCAGCAACACCGACAGCGTCACCACCTACGGCACCCGTGAGGCCCGCCTTGACAGCATCTTGAGCGAACAGGCAGACGCGCAAACCGTCGCCAACACCGCCGTCGCATTGAGTGAGGAACCGGGCTGGGCGCTGCCCGACGTTGAAATCATTATGAACCAACTGACTCAGGAGCAGCAGAACGAAGTGGCGGGCCTAGGCCTTGACGACATCATCAACGTCGGCCCGCTACTACCCGGCGCCCCCCAGCAAAACGTCACAGCCCGCGTCCTTGGATACGACGAAACCATCAGCGCCACAAACTGGATAGTCACATTCCACCTGGCGCCAGAAAACCAAATGGCAGCAGCAGTTAGGAGCCAATAACCATGCCTTACGAAATCGGCGACACCCAACCCCCTCACATAGATGTTCACAACGAACTGAACGCCCAGGTAGCGGAGTTATCTACGCGGACAGGCATAGAAGTGGTACTGCCGCCTATCGTGAGCCTTGGCGACGATGGGCACGTTAATGACCACAATTTATACACCGTCGCGATTCAGCAAATCGCCGCCGGCATCACGCCTGATTTCAGTTACGCCGAAGTAGTGGGGCAGCCGACCAAAGTCAGTGGGGACAACGAGGTTCAACCCTTTGCCGTCAGAAACATGAGCGGTACACGGCAAATTATTTACGCCCTACTTGGCAACACTGGAACCAACGCTGTTCCCACAGTAGTTAACGGCATAGACGTCATGTCTTACCGGCAAGAACCAGCAGTTTTTGAGGCGACGCTCACGGTGGGCTTGTTGCCCGGTGTGATGGTCGCGTCGGGTGGCCCTGGCGGCTACAGCAATGCCACCTACTACGCCGGGGCTGGAGGGGCCGGTGGAGTTGTCGGCGCCGGATGTCACATGCCCGTAGTCCTCACGCAAACAGACACTGCCACCTACCGTTTCACCGTTGGCAGCACATCGGTAAGCGATAACCTAAACCACATTGTTATGTATGGGCAGTCAACAACTATCGCCGCTCAAGGCGCAGAACCTTTTATGGCTGCTGTTGGTGGCGGTGGTGGTTTCACTGTCCGTAATTCTCAGTTTGTTCAGCCGTACAACGGTGGCTCTGGTGGCGGTGGTTTTGCACAAAACCCATCCGATGAGCCGTTAAATAGTAACTATGGCCGTCCTGGCGACGGCGTACCGGGCCAAGGTCACCCAGGCGGCGTTTGCCAGAATCCGTTTGGCGGTGGCGGTGGCGGTTACGGCGGCCCCGGCAACGTGGGACTTTATAGCGGCGGGCCGTTCAACGTCGCTGGCGCAGCCGGTGGCCCCGGCCTGGACCTAGTAGCCCTATTCGATTTAGACCCTAATGACTCCGGCACTAAGACTTTCTTATCGGCCTGCACTGCCGACGGAATGATTGCAGGTGGCGGCAGCACCAACAGCACCAGCGTTGACGGTGGCGGCGCTCTAGGCGAACACGGTAAAGATTGGACCGGAGGCGGTGGCGGTGGAAATCAAGCCAGCGGTATGGGCGCCAACGGTGGAGCCGGAGCCGTCTACCTCATAGGCCCCGCATGAGGCCAGCAATTATCTTGGCGTGGAGCGTCCCACTCACGTTCACCATCCTCGCTATAGGTGCAGCGTTCAGAGGCGAAGCCCTTTCAAGCGAAGCCTGGGCAGGCATCACGGCAATCCTTGGCGGCGTCGTCGGCGCCGTCCTAGGTCGCGAATCAATAAGAGAAAGGAAACCACCCGAATGACACCAGATGAGTTCATGGAAGAGGACATTGACGCCAGCGAAGCCGCCGACATGGAAGCGACTGAGTGGCTAGACCAGGAACCGACGGAGGACTAGGCCATGGCGAAAATTAAGCAAGCACCCAACGACGTGCAGGCCGCCATGAAATGGTTTCAGCACCAGTCCGACATTGGCTCTAAAGCGTGGGGCGGCTTGTGCTTGAAGTCATGCCGCACCGCCCTGGGCCTACAGCCCATCGGCTCAAGCGCCAAGGAACTTACCATCCGTATGCGCTCCAATGGCCGCATGTTGCACCGCATCAAGAACCCAATGGACGAAGCCGAGTTCGACGCCGCGCCTCGCGGGGCTCTCTTTTTATCTTCAGGGGGAGATTTTGGACATGCCTGGATGGCGTCCAAGACAACCTCCTGGTCGGTTGATTACGCCGGTCCTCACGGCACCATTAAGCACGCCCCGCGCCACCTGCCCAAATGGTCAACCATCCGCAAACACACAGAGTTTTGGGTCTGCGGCATCGTGGACAACTACGGCAAAGACTGGTGGATAAAAGGCATTGACTGCCCCTTCCCCAAGTGCGCTGACCTGGGCCGCCACGCCTAACGACACGCCCAAAGAACCGCCCCCCCTTGGAAATGTCAGGGGGGGCGGTTACCATTGCGGGCACAGAAAACTCGCGGGACTAACGATACACCCATGAGCCGAAATGGACCGTATTGTGCATTATCGGGTCGGAGTGTCACTAAGGTCCCGCGTCCTACCTGGACACGGAGGCCCCTATGGGAACAGCAATAGCCAAAGACATCACCGGTGACACTGCGGTAGCGCCGAAAGTTCGCGCCACCGTCATAGATAACGAAGCCCACGGGCTAATCGTTTTCAAGGTGCCAATAACTGACGCCATAGCCGGTGCCATTCTGCGCGGCAAGGCCGACCACATCATTGTCTCTTTCACAGGCGCCGAAGCGCGAGCATTGAAGGCCGTCAAATGAGCGCCTGGACCTGCTACCTGTGCAAAAGCATCGGACTGGGCGGCAGCAGCGCCTACCAGCGCCACTACCTGACCCACCACGCCGAGGAACTGCAAGCCGAGTTGGTGACCAAATGAGGTACCGCCACGCCACCCTCACCATGCAGCCGTGGGAAATTCAACATGCCATCACTATCGGTGGGGGCCGCTACATAGCGAACCTGGGCAAAGGCAACGCCTCCCATTACGACCACAAACGCATGGAGCATGACCTCATTGCACAGCCCGCCAGCGTCCTCTGTGAGGCCGCAGTAGCCAAGCACCTGAACGTTTATTATGACTGGAGCCTGTGGACGGCAGGGGACCACAATAAACACCGCCAGCAGCCCGACCTCATAGGTATTGAGGTCCGGCGAGTACGCACAAAGCCCCTAGTGACGGTGCGTAAAACAGACGTTGAAAAGGGCGTCAAGGTGTATGCCGCGTGGGTGAACATGACCAACCCCACAAAGGTCTTTGTGTACGGCTACATCACGGCAGCCGAGGGGTGGCAGCGCGGCATACCTGCCGACTTCTCCCCCAACGCCAGGCGAGTCGCCCTAAAGCACCTCACGTTGGAGGTGGCCGCGTGACCTGGACACAGTTTGCAAACGTCGCCGTCGTGTGCCTGCTGATTGCCCTGGGTGGCGCCCTCACGATGGTGCTGACCAGCCTTGACCGGTGGCTAATAGAGCACCGCGAACGCCGCCAGCGTGAACGCTTCATGTCGGGGGTTTGGCAATGAGTTACCTGCCAGAGGACTATGAGCCGGTAGAGGACCGCATCAGGGCTTTCTACAAAGACCACCCCCAAGGCCGCATAACCACCGACATCATCAGCCTGGACGGCGATTCTGTGACGTTCCGCGCCAGCGTCTACCGGGAACTAGACCCCGACCCCTCCCCCGCGTCCACAGGCCACGCCCACGGCCTACTGACAAAGCCCAAGGCCGTGGAGTTCATCGAAACGGTCAGCATCGGCAGGGCGCTCGCCAATTTGAATTACGCGAAACAAGGCGCCAGGGCCAGCCAGGAGGAAATGCAGGCGTTCCAGGATGTGAAACACGAAGTCGGACCAGCCCGAGGCCCGAAAGCACGCAACCGCGCCAGCACACCAGCCAGCGAAAAACAGCGCGGCTACGCCAAGACACTACTAGGCAACACCGACACCGGAATCGAAATCGTGACCGAGTATCTGGGCGAGTTCCGGCCCGTTGAATTGTGGAGCAAATACGAGGCCAGCCAACTTATTGAACGGTTGCAGGCCGCCAAAGACGCGCAGCACGCCCCTGAGCGCAGCAGCGGCAGGCAACAGGACGACTGGCACCTAGTGGAGGCACCTAGTGAGTGAAGCCCAAGTAGCCATGGAAGCGCAACGCCAAATCCAGAGCCTGTATCGGCAGTTGTACGCCGCCGAGCAACTCATCGAGGAACTGGAGCGTCAGCGTGACCAGGCCCGTGGCTTGGCTATGGCGTACCTGGATGAGGTGCCCAAGTGAAGCGCCTAATGCCCGTCATGGTGGTCGTCGGGGTTCTCCTGGCCGGTGCCCCGGCAGCCACCGCCGACGAGCGCACCATGGCCAAGAGCAAATACCGGGGCAAATACTTTCGCGCTGAACTGGCGCCCTGCCGTGAAGCCATAGCACGCCGCGAATCAGGTTTCTCCTACACGGCAAAGAACCCCACCAGCAGCGCCAGCGGCTACTACCAGTTCCTTGACAAGTCGTGGCGTGTGCCATTGACGAAAGCCCTACGGCCCGAAATCCGCAAGGACTACCCCGAGAAACTAGAAATGCTCAACGAACTGGACCAGGTGCCCATGCGGTATTGGCCCAAGTTCTACCAGGACGCCGCGTTCTACACCGTCGTGGTGCGTGACAACGGCATCCGGCATTGGGCGCCAGTCCCCGGAGAGTGCCGCTGATGGACTGCACCGAAGGCAAAAACTGCCCCAACCTCAAGAAGTACCGGGCAGCCCAATCCGACGTGTACGCGCTGCAACGCATCCAAGCCCTACTGCTGCACGACAGAGACGACCTAATTGAACTGACCAGCGAAACGCACATCACAGACGACGAAATCAACGCCTGGAATGTGACCAACGTGCCGAACCTGGGGGAAGCCACATAACTGAATAGACGCCACAGGCGAGACACGCTGAGGTCCAACAGCGAACCAATAGGGCAAGGCTGGCCACCGAATGGCCTACTACTGACCACCTAGCGCCGGATGACAGCGTGCCCGGTAGCGGCAATAGGAGCCAATGGCTCTGCTAGGTGAGAACTCCCGGCATACGGCAGCCCTGCGCTGCGGTCAAAAACCTAAACCGACGACGCCATACGGCACGTCACCTGGGTTGAGGCTCTCCCCTGTGGGGGGTCTCTCCCCTGCCCAACTCAGCCTCCGGCATGACGAAAGGACAACAGCATGACGACAACAAAAGCCAAGCATCCTGGGATGTGTTCCTGGTGCGGCATGAGAGTGTTTAGGCGGCAGGAAATAGCGCTCCTGCCGGACACGTCACGGTGGGTGCATGTGGACTGCTACGAGAGGAGTCAAGGTGCCTAAGCCTGGGGATGTTCGGGGCACTGAGCGGTGGAAGCGGCTGCGTAAGGAAGCCAAGTTGTCGTTGCCGCCGGTGTGTTTCCGGTGTGGTGGCGGCATTGACTTGACGTTGAACGCCAATAGCCATTACGGCCCGCACTTGGACCACAAAATACCGCTATCAATGCTAGAGGGAACAGAGATAGACCCGTATGACATTGAGAACCTGGCCTGGTCGCACAATGTTTGTAATAAGCGGCATGGCGCGAAACTGGCAGGTAATCACCCAACGGTCAGGCGCAAGCGTAAGCGAACCGAGCAGCACATACCAGCACCTGTGCTCAGGGATAGTGAGCAGGCGCCGCCGCGTATTGAGTCACCTAAGCACCCTGACATGGTGGGCACGCTTGGCCCCGAATGCATCAAGTGGGTGGAGAACAGCGGCCTAACCGCGTATGGCGAGCCAATCAAACTCAGGCCATGGCAACAGCACGTCCTCAACCGCGCCCTAGAAGTAGACGCCGATGGGCAACTGGTCTGGCCTACCGTCGTGATGACCGTACCCAGGCAGCAAGGCAAGAGCATCATCCTCGCCGCCCTCGCCACATGGCGCATGGCCCAACCCGAAGCCCTTGGGCAAACCCAAGCGCAAATCCTGTTCACCAGCAATAAGCGGGAAACCGCCGGCCTGATACTGAAACATGCGCAAATCTGGGCAGATGAGAGACCAGGGTGGCGTAACAGGTACGGCTCAGGCCGTGAAGCCCTAGAACAATCCAACGGCAGCACTTGGCGAATAGCAGCCGCCAGCATGGGAGCCGGCACCGGCACCAGCAACCACCTGGTCCTAGTGGATGAAGCGTGGCAAATCAGGCGCAAGGTCTACGACGATTACCTCTCCCCCACCATGTACGCCAGGAAGCAAAC